AGGGTTTGTGCTTTAGAGATTTCTTTAGCAGACTCATTAGTTGTTCTTGCAAAGTATGATTCCTTAAGAACTTCTAACTTCTCACGATATTTTTTTTCACTTTCAAACTCTACACTTTCGGCAAGTGAAGCGAGCTTCTCTTTCTGTGTAGACGCTAGGCCTTCAGAAACTTCGTCAAGGATACCATCTGCAACCGACTCTGCGAGACGCTTGTTTAGTGAAATATTCTTTTCGATTTGCTCATTGAGTTTACTCTCCATGTCATCAAGTTTTTCTACCATACTCTCAAGGACATCGTATTTGTCTTCAGGGATTTGTACATAATGTTCTTCAAAAAGACTCTTCATTCCTTCTAGGAATGATTCTGTCATTTCTGTTTTGAGTCCTTGCTCAACTTGTAATGCATTTTCCTGCATCCACTCGTCAGCAACATACTCTAGGTAGGCATCAACTCTTTCAGTTAATCCTGCCTTTATGCTGTCTAACTCTTCTACAAGAGCTTCAGCATATGCTTCTTGTAAATCTTCTTTTATAGTTGCAACCTTCGATCTGATTGCACCTTCAAAAATTGTTCTTGCTTTGTTTGTAAACTCTTCAGAAAGTTCTTCACCTTCAAGAAGTGCTTGTACATCTGCTTCGATGTCAATTGGCTCTTCCTCTTCAGTGACAACTTCTTCTTCAGAAGTTTCTTCTGCTTCGGCAACAACTTCCTCAGATTCCTCTTCAGTTGCTGTTTCCTCTTCAGCGACTACCTCATCAGTAGTTGCTTCTTCTTCCTCGATAACTTCATCCTCTGTTTCTGCCTCTTCTGCTTTCATAGCTTTGGCATTAACAACATCCTTGACTTGTGCAAGGGTTGCTGAAGGATCTTTCAGCTTTGCTGAATCGTCATCAGGTTTATAGTTTTCTGGTGTAGGACCACCTAAGTCCTCTACTTGTGCACCTGATGCGGGCATTGGATCAGCTTTTGCTGCACCTTTGGTGACTACATTTTCTTCGATGTTTTCCATTTAGTGTAAAAAGTTACCGTGGTTTTATTGAAATTCGTAAGAATCTATACTTATTTATAGATCTTTTATATTTAGAGGTTATTTAGAAAGTCCTGAAATAGGCTTAGTTTCTTTTCCTCTAATCTTTTTTGAGTGACAAGTGTATTAATACGCTTCTCAGTTCTTTCAGCGAGTTCTTCACGAAGGGTTCCACCTTCCCAAACCCACTCTTTTCCTTCCATAATTCCATTCACAAAAGCATCTGGTGCGGAAGGGTCTGCCACTATGTCGGCAGCGGTTGCTAATTGAAAATCTTCTCCAACCATTTTACAACCATTACTACTTTCTCTTAGTGATCCAACACCACGAGAAGATACTCCGAGTTTGACTCCTTCACCTATTAAAGATGATGCAATCTTACCCATAGGAGTTGAAAGTAATGTCGCTTTTCCTCTAAAATTATTTCCTTCTCTAACGAGCGAGGTAATTTTGTGAGATACACGATCAAGATTAACAGTTGGTCCTTCGGGATGACCGAGTTCTCCAAGTGCTCTACCTTGAGAAATAAAGGTTTTATTATATCTGTTAACTTCCTTTTCTAGAATGTCAACAGGATACATTCTTCCATTACGATTTTTGATACCACCTTGAAGAAACACACCTTCGATACAAAGACGTTTTTTGCCTTTATATTTCTCAGTGATAAATTTTACTTGTGAGACTTCTTCTGTGATAAGTTTCATTATTCGTCCTCTTCAGTTGGTTGTTCATCTGACACTTCTTCTTCCTCTGGAACTTCACCATCAAAAACGGTTGAAGCAACTTGAGGTTTAAAAGCATCGATACGAGCAGCTGCTTTTGCCATCAATGCGTCCTTTATTTTATCAGAAACATCACTAGCACTAGCGTCTGTCGCAATCAAATCCACTAATTCTTCCATAAGATTAAATTATAGCAATATCTTTTATTTATATCTCGGCTATTTTAGTATCTTTTTGATACTGAGCATCTACAATTGGAGCAGCAGCTTCATCTTCATCTTCGTCAACTGGTTGATCTCCTAAAACCTCACCATTTTGTGTAGTATTTGATGGTATTGGTTCACCTGTTATTGGGTCAACTTCTGCAGGATTTGGTAAAATACCTTTTTGTATTTCATCTTCAATCTGCATATCAATCTCTTCAATTTCTTGATCTGTTTGACGTAATATTCTCTTTCTTACAAACTCAGTCGAATAATACTTACCAATGTATGGTTCGATTTGTGCGAGATTACCTAAACGACCTTGTATCATTTCAGTTTCTTTTAATTCTGCGAACTGATTATCATATAAGAAGTCATACTGAATATGATCCTCCATTTTTTCCCAGTCTTCTGGAGTCACAATGTTCTTTAATATTAACTGTGTTTTTAACATATCATTGAACATATGTGCAAAACGTTTTCTTAAACGTCCTACAAACTTTGCAAACTTAAGTTCATCTCTTAAGATTTCTGATGAACGACCTAAATTAAAACCTCCTTCAGCAGCAATTCTTGACTCTGGAATACCTAATGCACGATATAATTTTTTCTGGAAATATTCAATATCGGTTAACTCACCAAGATTTTGTCCGCCTGGTAGTGTTGTGATTTCGGTTCCCCGACCACCTTCTCTTCTTGGCAACCAAAAATCTTCCATCATACTCATATATTTACGGTCATCACGAACTTCTCCTGTTTGTGCATCGTAAGTTAACTTGTTACGATAGCGACTCATTACCTCTTTAAGGTATTGTTCTGCCTTTACTTTTGGTAGATTACCAACATCAATGTAAAATATTCTTCTTTCTGGTGCTCTTGATAATCTGTAAATTACAAGACTATCTTCAATCATTCTTAACTGATTAAGTGCCTTGATTGCTTTATGTAAATATGATAAAACTGTTCCTTTATTACGATCAACTAAACCAGAACTACAATATACAACAGAATCTTTTGCGATTTTTACTGATCCTTTTCTACCACCAGCACCTGCAATCATACCTGAGTTATAATTTGGTTTTGCTGTATATAAAAAATATTCCTCAATCTCTGGTTCATTAATATTTTCTTGTGGACCTTTAGGACCTAGATCTAATAATCTAGTTTTTGGATCTTGTTTTTTCTGCTGACGAACAAACTTCATTTTCATAGGATCAATATATCTTAGATCCTGTATACCAGCCATTGGATTTTTAACATCAATGACTTTTAGATAATAAACTCTACCATCTATATACCAGTTACGAAATATTTCATGAGCCTTTCTATCAAAGTCCATGATTTCCTTTATATTTTTAAATTCTTCTCTTATTGCTTTTTTTAATGCTTCACCAGCATTTAAATTAGATAATTCTATTTCAACAGGAGAATCATATAAGTCACTAACAATCGCTTCATTAACAACATCTTCAATCGCACCATCTGCCTCTGGATGAAGAGCCATCTCACGATATCTACGAATTAAATCATGTTCAGTTTTATAAACACCTTCAATATCCAGATACGATCCATAAAATCCACTGGAAATATAATTATCAACCCCGTCCTGATTTGTTTTCGGGACAGGGGATATTACTGACGGTGATTTACTTTTACCATCATCAATAGAAAAACCAAACAGTTTAGCCATAGTATAATATTTTTACTTCTATTATAGCACTATTTAGGCGATTAGTTAATGTCCTCTCCACCAGCGTTAGCACCGTTACCTTTAATTGCTTCCCAGTAAAGAACTTGAAGTTCGACCTGAAACTCTTGAATTCCTTGAGCATCATAAGATAATTCAATTGGTGCAACCTGTGTTGGGAATACATCATAGAACTTATACTTTCTAAGTGTTTCACCACTACGATCTAGTTGGAACACAAAGGCATCTGCTTGATAATCTGCTGGATTAGTCGTACCAGTATTATCAGACACTCTGTTAATTGTATTCATCCACTTCTCAAAAGCAGATCTGATTGCAAAGTCAGTATCGTTAATAATTGTGATTGTCCAAGTATCAAATGTGCGATCACCAGCAATTTTTAAAACCCTTCCTCTGAATGGTACTTCAATAGGAGCAACGTTAGATGCAGGTAAGTTTGCTGCTTTGACTAAGAATCTTGCCTTATTCAAAATATCATTTAAACCTTCCACATTCACTGCAGGTGGAAAAGCGAGTTCACATTCAAAGAGATTTGAACGTGCACCACCACCACTTAGTTTACTCTTGAAATCAGTAATCTTTCTTAATGGAGGTGGATTGAGTTGGTTTCTTGTAGCCATGAGTTGTTACTTCCTTAAGTTAATTAAATGTTACCGATTACTTCCTCAAAGGATACGCCAGTTCTTGTAGCAACAAAGGTTAAACCAATGAAGTTGATTGAACGTGCGGGTTTAATGAAGATATCTGCGACAAACTCATTATTGTCTATTACAGATGCGGTGTTATTTGTTTCGTCACATATGACGACATAATCAAATATTCCTCGTTTTGCTTGAACATCACGAAGGAATGGTTCAACAATATTTACGAAGTTAGTTCTCGTAATTTCATCATTGAACTCAAAGAGTTGATCTCTTGCAGCAGCAGATATCGCATCTTCTAAGAAGATGAACAATCTACGAACGTTAATACGATCAAATGCTGATGATTTACCAAATCCAGTCTTATCACCGAATAGAATGATTCCATCACCTGGTTGGAAGATGACTGGGTTAATTCTATTAGTGTATAGGACATCTCTTTGAGCTTTTGTAGGATTATACGCTAGTTTGATAGCATTAAGGATTGAACCTCTTGCTGTTCCCGCAGGTGAGAACCAAGGGAAGTTGTTAATATCGTTTCTAGCACATATACCTGCAATGTCTCCGTTTAGAGGCACATACCTAAATGTGTTTGCAAACCTATCATACATGTATTTGTATCCACTGTCAAATACAGCGTAACTTGATGAAGGTAATGGTGCAAAGAATGATACTACATTGTCTGTGAT